GTTTAACAAGTACTATGTTACCTTTCAAGAAAAGCAACAAATTAAGAAGCAGTTCCAAAAATATTTATCTCCCGACATGATTGAAGAACTCCAAAAAGACCCATCAAAATTGAGACTTGGTGGAGATAGAAGGGAAATGTCCTTCATGTTTATGGACATCATCGGATTCACTCCAATAAGCGAACACTACATGAGACAAGACGACCCCGAAGGATTAGTAGAACTAATTAACAAGTTTCTTGATATGCAAACTAAAATAATTCTAAATAATGGTGGAACCATTGATAAGTACATGGGCGACTGCATAATGAGTTTTTGGAATGCTCCTATGGAGTGCAAAAACCATGCTGACCTTGCAGTCAAATCTGCAATAGAAGTACTGGAAGCAACAAAATACTTAAATGAAGAACTATCTCCTCTCAATCTGCCTCCTATTAATGTCGGCATCGGCATTAGCACAGGAGAATGTATTGTCGGGAATATGGGTTCAGAACTTAGATTTGACTATTCCGTCATTGGAGATGCCGTCAACCTTGGAGCTAGACTCGAAGGACAAACAAGAAATTATGATGGGGTTGACTTGTTGTTATCGGAAAGAACTTATCAACAGTGTCAGAACGGAGCATTTTCTGAAGTCGATAGAATACTCGTCAAGGGAAAAAGTGAGAAAGTCCGTATCTTCACTCCAATTAACGGAACCCATAACTGATTTTCAATGGGGTACATTTGTATCACTTCAACTTCTTGACATTTACACTACCTATAAAGGATTGAAATACGATTGTGTATTTGAAACAAATCCTCTCTTTGGCGAAAGACCCTCAGTAATGAAAATGGGTGTAACAAAGTTTGTTATACTTTATCCAGCAATGGTTGCTGAACAGAGAAATCAAACATTGAGTAGGGAAAACATGAGAGAAATTAACTTTCTTATGAGTTTAGTTATCCTTAATAATGCTGATGTTGCAAATAGAGCTCAAAATAATTGCATAAAATTATAAAAACCCCCTTGAAATTTTAGAAAAAGTCCTTATAATAGTATAGAAGTATTATAAATACTTTTGTGTTGCCCATTAGGGGACACATATTTTAACTTGCTTAATAAAGGAGAAAACTATGACACATTTCAATGATGTCTTCGGGAAATTTTCAACAGAATTCCCATTCGCAATCGGGTTCGACAGAACTCTTCAACTATTAGAACGTGCAGACACACACTCTAATGTAAACTATCCACCTTACAATATTGTAAAACACGATTCTGAAAATTTCAGTATTGAACTTGCAGTAGCTGGATTTACCAAGAAAGATATTTCAATCTCAAAAGAGAAAGAGATTCTTGCAATCGAAGGTAAACAAGAGGAAGGAGACGAACTTGAGTACGTTCATAAAGGACTTGCATCACGTTCATTCAAAAGAACATTCACACTTGCAGACGATATAGTCGTTAAAGGTGCAGATATGAAGAATGGTATTTTGAGTGTATCTTTAGAAAGGATTGTCCCCGAAGAAGATAAACCACAAGAAATAAAAATTTCTTAAAAAACCCCTTACAGATACCTCTATTGTGTTGTATAATAGGGGTATCTTTTTATATTATGGAGTAAAAAATGTCAAGTGATAATAACGCAGAAATGGGATTACCTATAGAAGTAGGTCAACAAGTCCCAAATGTAGACTTTCCAATTCGTGTTCCAAACGAAGAGGGAGAAATAATATGGGGTAGTCTAAACTCCGAAACAGAATTTGCAGGAAAAAGAGTAATTGTCTTTGGACTGCCTGGTGCATTTACACCTACTTGTTCTTCACAACAAGTGCCTGGATATGAAGGAAACTTCAAAAAGTTTCAAGCATTAAAGATTGACGATATCTATTGTGTTTCAGTAAACGATTGTTTTGTTATGTCAGAATGGAGAGATTCATTAGGTGTTGAAAACGTTAAGTTCCTTCCTGATGGAAATGGGGAATTCACACATAAGTTTGGTGCAGAATGCAAAAAATCTAATCTAGGATTTGGTTACAGGTCTTGGAGATATGCAGCTGTATTGAATGACGGTAAAGTTGAAAAAATGTTTATTGAAGATGGATTTTCAGACAACATTGAATCAGACCCATTTGAAATTTCAAATGCAGAAACTGTAATGGAATATCTCGGACAAAATCAGTAATGTCTTTAAGACAAATTCTATCCGATAACGCAAATTCAAAAGGGTTGCCTATTTTAGACGGCAACCTTTTTGATGCGACTACCAAAGAATATGGTAAGGAAGAATTTCGTCTTGCAGTTGCAGACTTCATTGCAGAAAACAGACCACCATTTCCTTTCAAAGATATTTCAGAAGAAAGAATGCGTGAAATGTTTCTTGCATTGAGAGATTATGATACTAGTAAATGTATCACACCTACCGATAACCTAGAACAAGAAGTCATGGAAAAGTATGACGATTATACTTTTGATTTTGGACAATGGGGTATGGGTATGATTGATTGTGCATCTAATCATTCTGATGCATCTAATTACTTTCACCAAGACTTAAGACTTGCCTGTGGAAGTTATGGATTCGAACCACCAGTAAAAGTTTGGGAAGAAGGAACCTCTAAAGAAATTTGGAGATGTCTCGGCCCTATGTGGAGAGGAATCAACGGTGTTCAAAAAGTTCAAGTAGAAGGAAAAGAAGAACTCATGGGTGGTAAACTCGATGAGAAATCTTACATTTCTGCATTCAGACTTGGAACATACATTGCAACTCAGTTCAAACCACTGGTTGCAAAATCAATTTATGATAACACTAGGTCTTCCGTTATTCTCGACACTTCATGTGGTTGGGGTGATAGACTTTGTGGTTTCTATGCAAGTAATTATACTACTGATTACATAGGAACAGACCCGAACCCTAATACATTTGAACGTTATAAGAAACAATGTATAGCATACGAAACAATTCTTACAGGTAATGCACCCGATATAAAAGAAAATGATAACAGATTCATATGTGAAGGTTCAAAAAGAGTAGTAATATATCGTTGTGGTGCTGAAGACTTGGATTACGATTCACTTCCACCAATCGATTGTGCATTCACTTCCCCACCATATTTTTCTACAGAAAGATACAACGAAGGTGGAGAACACGCAGAAGACCAATCATGGTCTAAGTTCAATGAGTATAATGCATGGAGAGATGAATTCTATCTACCAGTTGCAAAGAAATCATTTGAATCACTTGCAAACAATGGAGTGTTATACATTAATATTCTAGACCCAAAAATTAATGGAGTCAGATACAGGTCGGGAGACGAAGTTATTAGACACGTTGGTGAAGAATACTTTGACGGTCAAATAGGAATGAGAATAATGCAGAGACCTCAAGGTAAATCTGTATTTAAAGATGAGAATGGAGATTTTGATAAAGCTGCAATGGACGAATACATGAAGAAATATTACATTGAAAATATTTGGTGTTTTTCTAAAGGTGTAGCACGTGATTTCTTTAAAGATGCAAGAGTGAGTACACTAGATGGATTTTTTGAATGAGTTAAGTCCTTTCGAAGCCATTCCGTGCATCGATATAGAGGAATTAAAAACAGTTGACCCCTCATCGTTTTTTAACGATAGGTGTTTATCACTTAAAGAACTTTCAAGTAAAAAGTTTATAGACTTCTATCAGACTCAAAGACGAATCCGATATGGATACGAAGGATTACTTCCCTCAGAATATGTTCATGAATACCATAGAATTAAAAATGAATGGCAAAGGAAAGTTGCAACAGTAAGTGTTAACGGAGACTTGGTCGTGATAGTACTGAAACACGTCCAAATGTTTCAACACATTTATAAAAGACTGGAAGGATTACCAATAAGTGCAACTGGTTCTTTACTAAATGAAGAATTGGTATTTGATGCACTTAGAGAAAACGTATGTAAAAAATTCTTAGGTAATGAACAAGAATCTTTATGGATTGAAAAGAAAGGATTAACAGAACAAACTTTTTTTAAAACCTACAATTATTATTCTCATGTTGATACTAACATGGAAAAAATGAAGAACAGGTGGAGAACCAAAAAGGGTGTCAACAGATTACTTAAGGACACCAATCTCACTTGTAGGAAACTTACACAACCCGATAATGCAGTAGAAAAAATAAACAATGCATTCCTAACATGGAAGAGAGACGTTGAGAAAACTAAGTGGTTATCAAAAGGAATGGCAGATGCAATCACTAAGTATGATTACTGGAATGATGATTCGGTAGAATATTATTTGTTTGAATATGGAAATGTACCTGTAGGATTGATTGTGTACCTTTTGGTAAATGACAAGATTGGGTATCAATTAGTAAACAAGTCTATTGACCATATGGTATTTGAAGAAGAAGTTGACGTACCCGAAGAAGTTAGAAAAAGGATTGGTGCATATATGCACTATGTGACAATGAAAGATTTACAGGAACGAGAAGTGGTTGATACCTTTGCAGGTGGAGCTATGGGAACTAGAAAAGCAACTTTAGGAATCCACAAAGCAATTATGAACGATTGTTCATTTGGAGTTAGAATTTATGAGTGAAATAATATACAGAGAAAATGTCAATGGTGTTGAGATTGCAGTTATAGAAACTCAACAATGTATAATTCTAGAATTTAATGGTGAGTTAAATCAAACTTCATTGAAGAAGAAGTATCCTCACGACTTACAAAAGACTTACACTAAAGAAATGGTTGAAGTGTTAAATTATAATGACCTTCCTAGTACACCTACAATTACGCAACGTGCATTGATTCTAGGAACTGGTGGTGGAGTTATTCCGTCATACCTGCATAGAAATACTCAAATGAATATTACTGCAGTTGATATTTTTGACCTACAACATATAGGTGAAACTTATTTTCATATGCCCAATGACGATAGACTTACACACGTTGTTGGAGATGCATTTGAATTCGTAGAAACCTGCACAACGCAGTACGACTATATATTTGTCGATTTATTTGGGCCAAGTGGAACTGCAGATAAGTTCAAATCAACAGAATTTTATGACAACCTAAATAAGATTAACAAGGGACACATAGTGTTTAATGCATTTGTAACTCAAAGAAATTATGAACATTACATGAAAGGATTACAATATTCATTCAGTAACATATATGAACAATATAAAAGATTAGGACGATATAGTAAAAACCATATCGCATTTTGTAATGACAACTAGAAAAATGTATGACCAAGGTATCTACAGAGTTGTAGAGAATCCTGATGATAAAACTGCAGGTATAGAATTGCAGGGTGGTGATTGGGACGGTCTAGTTTATCAATATGGTCAAGTGCAAATGGAAGATAATAATCCTCATCTTAACTTCCAAAGAACTATTAGACGTGTTCCACATGGAACAGAACCAAGTGAAGAGGGAATTGAAGAACTACTAAATAATGAGGAATTAAATACACTAATGGGTGATATATTAGTTGAACTCATTGAACACCAAGCGGAGAGGGAAAAAAATGAACAAAGAGATTCTAAAGGAACAAATAAAAAGGCATGAAGGCGAAGTCCTTGAAG